ACCAGTACCCTCTAGTTTGATGATAGGAAATGCCCCCTTCTTATCCTGATTAAAGGGGTGAATTCACATTAGACAAGATTAATAATTCATACCTCATGCTTTAAGGTTGTTTAAGGTGATATCTGACACAAAATCCCAAAAAAAACACATGTATCATACGACCATGCACTGTGAAATATTCATGGAAACAGGGGATTAGCATAGATGGATACGAGAAGAAGATTAAAACGGGCTCTTAGTGCCATTGATGATGCTGTGTCTACTTTAAAGCGCACTCGATCTAAAGTTGATAATGGCCGCTCAGATATCGACAGAGCTATAACCGAACTAGATGACGCTGAATCAAATATCCGCAAGGCTATACGCGAACTACCAGACGATGCCTAATACAGAAAGCCCCGCATTTGCGGGGCTTCTTTTTGGTCACATCCAGTGGATCTGTTGCTGACCTGACGTTGTCGGATGCGGAGGCGCTGGCACTACTTCACCCGGTGAAACGATAAACCGCTCGACCGTCTCAGTGGTAACAAACGTACAACTGCAGTTGATATTTGTGCACTGATGATAGCGCTCTTTTGTCGTATCAGAGAAATAGCGGCTAGTGCGAGCGTGGGCGGCGTAGTGGCATTTTGGGCAGTGAAACATGATGAGCACCTTTTAACGTTTCCGATGCAGTCATTTTATCCAACTTAACTATATAAAACAAACACATACCATTGATTTAGCCATCTATTTCGTCTGCTTCATACTCTACATCCGAGACCTTCACCTCAAGCTCTAAGCCTGTCGTGTAGCCGTTCCCGTTGAGGTTATGCACCACCCGGCTGATTATCCACGCCTGCTCGTCTATAACGCGCTTAAAGCCTTTGACCGCAACCGGCGTTTCAGGAAATAAATCCGCCCGGCCAGTGGCGAGCGTAATCGAAAACTCCGCCACCCCGCGCTGCAGTTTATCCCACTTCGCCTGAGCCGCGCGCATCGCCTGCGCCTTTGTCGCGTAGATGGTCGTGAGCTCCAGCACGTTGTCAGACTCACCGGCCATATACTCACCCTCTCGCGCCTCCTGCTCCTTTTTCACCAGGCTCTTTGCCGGTGCTTTGACGGCTTTCGGGTGTTGCAGTGCGCGCAGGTGCTGCACCTTCGGCTTGCGTTTCAGCTTCACCTTTTGCTTTTGCGGTTTCGGGTCTTTGGTATGCAGCCATTTCGCCGTCACGCCGGTGTACGCCTCGCGGTCAGCAATGGCAAACTGATGCCGGTCGCCGTCGCCACGTTCGACGGTCATCTGCGGGATGGGTTTGCCACTGGCCACCTTGCCGCTACCGGCTTTAAGAAATAACAGTTTTCCCGCTTTGACAGAAACCGACGCACCGTTTCGGTCAGCCAGTCGGGAAAGAAACGCCGCGTCGGATTCCTGTGACTGGTCGATATGCGGCACGGCGATCGCTTTCAGGGTCTCAGCGACGCTGGCCGTGAGTTTGTTACGCTGCGCGATGGTATCGATAATTACCCCGAGCGTGGTGTCATGCCATGACTGCTCGCGGCGTGAGTTCAGCGTCCCGCGAAAATCCGCACTACGCCCCCGGATGGTCAGCGTATCGGGCGCGCCCCGGTGCTCGATTTCATCGACCGTGAACGTCCCTTTTTTTATCAGCGCGGAATCCTGCCACCCTAACCACAGCGTCAGCGTAGCTCCGCGCGGCGGCATTGCTATCTGGCCGTCAGTGTCATCGAGCTCGATATCGAGCTGGTCGGCCTCGAATCCGCGATTGTCGGTCATGGTCAGGCTGATAAGGTGGTCACTAAAATCCTGCGTGATATCCTCGTTATCCAGCTTGAGCATAAACGCCGGGGCTATCTTCGCCCCGGCCTGCACGTTCATTCCCGTTATCATCCCGCCAGCCCTCCGAGCCAGTCACCGGCAGACGTGACCAGATTATCAGCCTGCGTTTTCAGGTCGCCATAAATGGCCGCGACAGAATCATCGACGCGTTTCAGCGACAGGCTAAAGTCGATTTTGCGCGCCTGACCATCGCTGAAAAACTCGGTGTGCGTATGGGTCACTTTCTCGATGACATACATCCCGAGGATAAGGCCTGTCCCGTCAATCAGCGGCCACGCGCGCCCTTCATTCGCCATCAGCTCGACCGCCGTCAGCGACAGGCGACCGCCGGTGATTTCAGGGTAAAGCGTACCCGACAGGGTGCGGGAGGTTTCCCCCTCTCCGAGAAACTGATACGCCGGTGGCTTGCCGATGCGGTCATTAGACGCCCAGCGGTAATCCTTCGAATATTGCATAGACTGATACGGCAGGGTATGCCGTTCAAACACAAAAAAGCCCAGCACCATTAGCATGTGTTTCCCTCCTTAATCGTGTCTCATGCTGGAGCGCTGGCGGGCCCGTTTCTCACGGTCGAGTTTTTCGACGGCCTCGCGCAGCTGGCGGTCGAGGTCACTGCCCGGCGCGCCCCCACCCTGCAGGGTGATGTTGTACTCGCTTTTGCTCTGGTCGATATAGGATTGCCCGGCAGAGGCCGTCACTGGCCGGTAAGCCTGATAACCACCATACCCTGCGGTCTGCGGGATGTACCCGCCACCCGGCGCAGCCTTGTCTGCTTTCGCCGCCGTCTGGTCAAGGTTGCTGGATTCCTTTTTGATAACGCCCAACTTTTCCAGCAGCCAGCCGACCTTGCCGCTCAGGCTGTTAAAGATATTCAGTGGAGCCATCAGCGCATCGGCCAGCCCCTTACCAAAGGCCACCCCGACATTTTTGCAGCGCTCGAAAATATCCTGCAGGGATTTAACCGGCGCAAACAGGTCTGTAAACCACTTCCAGACAGCACCGAGCTTTTCCGCGATAGCGTCAAACACCGGCGAAAGCGAGGCAAAGGCCGTTTTAATCCCGACCACTACCTCCGAGAAAAAGGCGCTGATTGGCTCCCAGTATTTATAGATGAGCAAGGCAGCGCCCACGACAGCCGCCACCACAGCCACCACCGGCACACTGATTGCAGTAATGGCCGTGACAATGGCCGTCCCGGCAGTGGTAAAAATCACACTCAGCAGACCTGCAGCGGCGATGATGCCGTTTATCCCGGCGATGACCGGCCACGCAATAAGGCCAATCCCGCCCAGTATGCCGACCAGCGCCAGCGCACCGGCTGTCACACTGAAAATGGTCTGCGTCAGCTCAGGATTTACTTTCGCCCATGCAGACACCTTGCCGAGCATCTCGGTCGCGGAAACCGTCAGGCGACGCAGCGCGGAGTTCTCTTTATCGAACACCTCAATCTGCAAATCTTCATAGGCCGACTGCAGGTTTTTCAAATCCCCGTCGAGGTTGTCGGTCTGGATTTTGGCTATCCGCTCCGTGGTTCCCTTCGAATCCCCGATTTGCTGGCGTTTGCTGGCAAGCGATCCATCACCGGCGGCGGCGACGAGCTTAATCGCGCCCTTCATTGCCTCCTCACCAAAGATGACTTTCAGGTATTCGCCCTGCTCCGCCGTACCGAGCTTGTTTTTCACAAAGGATTTATGAATATCTTTGAGGATCTTCTCGACCGGCAGCATGTTCCCTTTGCCGTCGCGGGTTTTCACGCCCAACTCTGAGATAGCATCAACCGCTTTGCCCATCGGTGCCTGCAGGCGGTTGAAAATAGCGCTTGCCCCGGTCCCGGCCATCGAGCCTTTAATCCCGTTATCCGCCAGAATACCGAGCATCGATGTCGTGTCTTCAATACTCGCCCCTGCAGCTTCCGCAATCGGCGCGACATATTTCATCGCCTCGCCCAGCTCGACAAGGCCAGTATTGGATGACGTAAAACCTTTGGTCATCACATCCGCGACGCGCTCAATCTCGGTTGTCGACAGGTTAAACGCTGACTGCATGTTGGTAATGATGTCGGCGGCTTCGGCAATATCCACATCAGCCGCAAGGCTCAGGTTGACGGTTGACCCGGTCGCGGCCAGCACATCGTCGGCGTTATAGCCCGAGCGTGCGAGCGTGGTCTGTGTGCGCGCCACATCACCCGGTGAAAAGGCCGTGGTCGCACCGATATCACGCGCCTGTTTGCGAATGGCCGCGAGTTTGTCATCGCCCTTATCGAGACCGAGGATCGCCTGCGTGCCTGACATCTGTTTATCAAAACCAATACCCGGCGCGATAAACCGTGATGCGCCATATAGCCCGGCGGTCGCCACACCCACGCCGACCATTCCGGCATTGCGCGCACCGGCGGCGAGCTGTTGCCCGGATTCATAGCGTTTTTTTACCGCACTCAGTCTGGCCTGTTGCTGACTGACCCGCGCCAGTGCATCGCGCTGACGGTTAAGCTGTGCGGTTGTCTCGCTGATGCGCGACTTAAGCCCCCGCTCATCGGTCGACAGCTTGCGGGTATTTATCCCGGCCTGTGCGAGCTCCGTGCGCTGGCGCTGCACCGAGTGCCTGAGCCCGTTATATTTGAGCTGCAGGTCAGCAGCGGATTTCTTTGCCGCTTCCAGCGCGCGCGCCTGCGCAAGTGTCGGGGTCTGGGTGTTTTTAAACTGGACGGCCAGCGCAGCCGCTTCCTGTTTCGCCTTATTGAGTGACTGGCCGGTCACGCCGAGCTGCGCGCTGGCTTTCCTGAATCCGTCAATGCGGGACGCCTGCGCGTTAAGGTCGCGCAGGTTTTTCTGTGAATTGCGGATATCGCCAGACAGGGATTTGCTGGCGGTCTGGATAGCCTTAAGCGGTCGGCTTGCCCGGTCGACTGCGTTCAGCAGCACCTCAAGTCTGACATTATTGCTCATGATGGTTTCCGCTACGTTGCAGCGCTTTCTCGCGCCACGTGAAGAGCTCGGTCACGCTCAGGGAATTCAGCTCTGATGGCGGCCAGTGAAAAACCACCGCGATATCCGCCATCAGGTCATCAACCGACAGGTCTTTGTGAAATTCTAGCGTTCCGAAACAGGTGACAAAAAACCGACCACCTTACCGGCGAGCGAAATCAGGTCGGACACATCCAGACGCGAGACCTCATGCTCGGTGAGTGACGGAAAGGTCATGCGCGGCAGCACCTTAATCAGCGCATCGACGTCAGACTGCGCCAGCGCCGCCAGCGACACACCGCGCAGGGTTCCCGCGTTCGGTTTGGTCAGGGTGATTTGCCCGATTTTCTGCTCGCCGCGCATCAGCGGGGTGTCGAGGATCACAACGTTCGGGTTTTCGGTTTTGGTAGCGTCGATTTCTTTGGTGTTTTCCATGATGTTTATCTCTTCAAAGTTAAGTGACCGGCCAGCATCGCTGACCGGGTCAGGGTTACAGGCCAATCGCCCTGCGGTGCTCAGCCAGACGGTCGACACCGTCCACTTTCAGCACCATGTTAATCACGTCAATCTCGATGACTTCTTTCCCGTCAATCGTGAGCTGGTAGTAACTGCATTCGGTCGACATTTTGGTCGTCCCGCTTTCGCCCTGCTTGTTTTCGCCGCCGTCGTACTCTTTGTGACGGCCACGCATCACCACCTCAACGGCAGAAATCGCACCGGTGTCGTCGCGCTGATACGAGCCGGTAAAGCGCAGCGGCACGCTGTCAGCACCCGGCGAGGCGTACTGCGCCCACAGGTCAACGTCGGGCAGACCGCCGAGCGTCCACTCAAGCGACAGCGCGTCGTCATCGAGACCGAGGTCAATCGATACCGAGCCCGGCATCCCGCCGCCGCGATACTTCTCAAATTTGCGGGTCAGCTTTGGCAGGGTGACGGATTCAACGACGCCCATGTAGCTCAGGCCATCGTTGAACATGTTCAGATATTTAAGCTTGCGCGGTAATGCCATGCTTTCAGCTCCTTAGCTGTTGACCGAGTCCGACAGGTTCGCCAGATAGGTATCGGTGATGCGCTGGCGCAGGGTCAGGTTTTCCAGCGGCGGGACGGGGGTGTAGTCGTAATCGATATACAGTTTCCCCACTTTCAGGGTCGCGGTGTCGTTCGACTCCGGGTCGTACCAGCAGGAGCCATCGACGATATAGCCGTTGTTTTTCAGCTCGCGGAATTTGGCATTGATACCGGCGACGATGTCGCGGATAAGCGTCGGGGTAATGGGTTTATCCATCGCCCACGCGTGCGCCTCCGCCATGGTGTCGGCCAGCACCTGCGCGGTGCGGGTGTAGTTCTCAAACAGGAAAAGCGGGTCATCTGAGCAGGTGCGGTTGCCCCAGAACTTAAAGCCGTCGTTGCGAATCAGCGTGGTGACACCGGCCTGATTAAGCAGGTTGGCGTCGGTCGCTGGCTCCTGCAAATCCCACGACACCGAAGCGCTGACGCCAGTGACGCCATTCACGCCGACGTTTGACAGGGTTTTGTGCCAGCCGGTCGTCTGGTCGATTTTGGCACGCAGACCCAGCGCGCGCGCCGTCGCCCAGGCGGTGTCCGTCGCGTTCGCCGTGGTATCCCACGCCAGAAAATCAGGGAAGATGACCATCAGCTCACGCTGGCTGAAATTCTTGCGGTAGTCGATGGCTTCGGAAATGGTTTTGCAGCCCCACGCACTGATATAGCCAAAGGCGCGCAGGCTCTGACCGGTAGACGCGAGCGCGGTCGCCACTTCCTGCGTATCCAGCCCCGGCACACCGAGAATGCGCGGCTTAACGCCGGTGACGGTCTGCGCCGTCAGCAGCGCTTTCAGGCCGGTATATTTCCCGTTTTCGTCCGTGGTGCCGATGATGTTCGAAATCGTTTCTTTCTGTGCCGCGTCCGGGTCGTCGGGGTCATCGACACCTTCGGCCACGCGCACGACGACAATGACCGGTTTGCACTGGTCGGCGATGGCCTGCAGGGATTGTGAAAGCGTGCCCTGTTTACCGGCTTTACCGATAGCGGTTTGCACGCTGGTAATCAGCACCGGCTCATTGAGCGGGAATGCCTTTTCGTCAGCATCGCTGGCCGTGCAGACCATGCCGATGATGGCCGTTGAGACGGTGGAAATGGTGCGCACGCCGTCGTTAATCTCGATGACCTGCACGCCGTGATGATAGTCGCTCATCCGTTAAACTCCGTGGTGAAGTGGAGCCACTATTTTCTGTTGTGCGCGCGACTGGCGCGATGAATGTGCGTTGGTGGAGGCATAACACAACCAGTAAAAAGCCCTCCGGGTGGAGGGCTTCGTTTATGCAGGCAATTCAGGCCACTGTATATCCGGTGCGTTACTGATATCCAGTCGGTTTAACATGACGCGGTAAAGCCGCCAGCGCTCAAGCGCCGCTAACTCATCATCTGTGGCTATCCCGAGCTCCTGCGCATCCAGCAGCGGCGTAAGCGCTTCACTGGCGACTTTCATCAGGGAGGCCTTTTCAGTGGATGCCTGCTTTACCCGTTCTTCCAGCGAGGGTGCCGGTGGTTCAACCAGCACAGGATAACAACGTTTATCAGGGGCGATCACCTTGCCGGTGGCCTGCCCGGCCATGAGCACGTGATAATCCGCATCCGCCACGCGAACATAAAAACCCGGCCACGTTCCCGCCGCACGATAATCAGCCTCCAGCGCATCGTTATAAAATGCCCCCGTCATAGGGCGATAAACATAACCCATATTAATAACCTCGCGCTTCAAAGTAGGCTGTCACCTCGCCGCTGCCTGCAACATAGGTGAAGCCTGATTTGTCCGGGCTCTGAACATAGACATTCTGGTCGTGAAAACCACCCGGCCAGACGAGCGTCAATTGCACACCGGTACAGGCATTCGGAAACGCCGTCGGGAAGGTAATACGCGTAGAGTTTGCACTGCGCGTCGCCACTCCCCATTGCTTCATGACGCCTGTCGAATTGTCTTTTTCCCACCCCGCCGCCGCCTTGCTGGCTGTATTTTTGAGGTTATAGCGTGCGTCACTTTCGGCTTTGGTATACGCCCCCGTGCGCGGCATACATGCCGCATCGGACTGTGCTTTGGTGTAGTAGCGCGCGTCGAAATTAACGAAATTGACCAGACCCAGCTTATTGATGGTCACGTCACCTGTTGCCAGATTCACCGCGAACGGGCGCAGACTGTTATACGCGCCATACTGATCACCGGCATTTGTGATCATCAGATATAAATTGGCACCGTCCTGACGCCACATCGTCCCGTAACTGCCATAAATCATGCGATAGCTGTTTGCGGATGTCGTCTGCACCTCAGCGGCAACCTTCAGCGTGCCCGTCATCGTATCGCCCCCCTTAGATACCGCATTGACTTCTGCAGCAGTGGGCCTGTTCGCCGCGTCATACTGCTTTGTCCAGGCGGTCCACACGCCGCCATACAACGTGCGGATATAGCTACGCGAGTTGTTATAGACACGATAAATCTGAGTCACACCGGCATGTTTATACACCTCAAGCGAACCAGCATTGGCCTCGGGGTAATTGATTCCGGATATGGCCTGCGCATTCGCTGGCTGGTAATACAGCCCCGGTATGGTGTAGTTGTTTAAGTCGAGCGCATTGCCGATACCCACCGTCTGACCGTTGAAAATATCCTGCGCGGTGACACTGATGTCAGCCGTCAGCGGCCTGCCATTCACTTTGCGACCAGAGGGTACACGCCCGTTAGCGTTATCATTTGCCGCTTTCACCGCTTTCGGCGTGGCAGCAAAGGCTTCAGACGTGCTATCGGTCACACTGGTTAGCTGGACAATGCCCTTTCTCGTCGTGGTGGCTTCCTGAGCCGTATATTTCCCGCTGGCAAGGTCATACGCCGCCTTGACCGCTTTCGGCGTCGCGGCGAGCGCCTCTGACGCGCTGTCGGTTGCGCTACTGAGCTGGACAATCCCCTTCTGCGCCGTGGTCGCGTCCTGAGCCGTATATTTCCCGCTGGCAAGGTCATACGCCGCCTTGACCGCTTTCGGTGTCGCTGCGAGCGCCTCAGACGCGCTGTCGGTCGCACTGCTTAACTGCGTGAAGCCCTTTTCTTTCAGCGTGGCGTCAGGATGGCGACGGGACTGCTCATGCTCCGCGAGTTTGTCGTCGACATAATCCTGCGTTGCCATCACCAGTGTGGTATCGATGGACAGCTCGACCGTCTCGATGTCGCTCACCATGATAACCATGCGCAGGGTCTGCGCGCGCCCTGACCCTTCCGCCAGCTCGGGCTTGTAGCTCTCCGCCATATTACCGACCGCAATCAGCGTGCCGGTGTCATCGTAAAGCCCCATTTCACGCAGCCAGAAACCGCCAGTCTCTGGCGGAATAACCAGCTCGGCGACGACATAGTTTTTGTGCTTTTTGTCCTGGCTGATTTTATTCAGCGTATGACGCCAGACCTCATTGACCAGTTTTGTCTGACTGGCGTTCGGTTCGGGCAGTTTCCCGCCGCCATCCCCGACGGCCATCGCCACAAAATTGACTTTCTTCCCGTTCGGGACGCTCGCCGCCGCCAGTTTCTCCGCACCGGCTTTGGTGATAACGGTTTTATATTTTACTGTCATTGTGCTCTCACTTATCCGGGGTAAACCGTGGTGATATCGCCGTCATAGGTCAGCGCGCCGTAATACAGATGCCCCGGAATATCCTGAATAATATTCAGACCGATAAGATGGCGGCTCGCGGGTTTGGCATCGGCAATCAGCCGCTCCATTTCGTAATACATTTCCTCAGTGATGCCGGTCTCTAGCACGCCGATATCGAGGCGGAATGTGCCGGGCGGGTCGTTGGTTTCCCACCATTCTGTGACGTTAATCAGATACCCGAGCGGCTCGACCACACGGCGCACCGCGCCTATCGTCCCTTTGTGCGCATGAATAAACCACGCCGCGCGGATCACCTCGCGTTTTGTTTCTTCCGGCCAGCTTTCATCCCAGCGGTCGACCGAAAACGCCCAGGCAAGCCACGGCAGCAAATTTGACGGGCAGGTGTCGGCGTTCCACAGACGGCGCAGCGGGACGGGGGTATTTTCGATATCTGCACAGGCGCGTGCCGCCGCCACCTCAAGCGGTGACGAGCCGACCGGCAGCAGTCGGTTATTACTCATCGTTACCCCCGACCGTCACGCTATACGCGGTGCAAAAAGAGGCCTGCGTATCATCGAGCACGATATCGGCCACGGGTGCTACCAGTTCGACACGCTGCACACCCTCGACGTGGAGCGCGGCATAAATGGCTGACTTGCGAATATCCCGCCCGAGCCGGTGCTGTGCGCTGATATAGGTCTGCAGCTTCGCTTTTGCGGCACTGAGCACCGGCTCGCTTTCGGGGCCGGGATAAAGGTAAAGCGCCGCGTCGATGGTGTAGTCGACAATGGTCGCCGACTGGACGGTCACGCGGTCAGCGACCGGCCTCACGTCCTCATCGTTCAGCGCGGCACGCACCACGGCGAGCAGCTCGTCGGACGCCGCGCCGTTAGTCTCGCGGGACAACACCGACACGGTCACGCAGGCAGGCTCCGGGCTGATGACTGAAATATCGGCGACTTGCCCGTCAGCGCTGCGGCCATGAAACTGATACGCACCGGTCGACCCGGCCACGCTCATTCCCTCAAAGGCCTGTTGAATGCGCAGGCGATAGTCGGTGTCTGATTCCATCACGGCGGGTGTCGGCGGCAGCGTGGTCTCATCGGCTGGCGTGATAACGAGGCGCTCGACGTTGTAGTTTGCTCCGAGATTATCGAGGTCATGCCCTGCGGCATACGCCAGCATCACCGCGCGGGCCGACTCATTGACACGCTGTCGCCAGATAACTTCACGATAAGCGTTCTCCTGCAGGAGCTTCACAATCGGCTCAGATTCAAGCGTTAGCGTGCGCGCGACCGCCTCCTGCTGGTCTTCGGGATAAAGCGAGACAAGCGTCGCCTTGCGCTCGGTCAGGATGGTTTCAAAATCCAGCTCTTCCACGACATCGGGCGCGGCGAGCTGGTTCAGGTCAACAATAGCCATAGCGTTTAACTCAGTGGGATAGTGAGGGAAAAAGGCTGGTTTGAGTTGGTGCGCGTGCCGGTAATATCGACATACAGCGCGCCGTCATCCTCACCGCGCTCAAAGGTGATGGTCGACAGACTGACGCGTGGCTCCCACTTCTGGATCGCCGAGTAGCACGCGGCCATAATCTGCAGCCGCAGCGCCGGGGTCTGCGGCTGGTCAATCAGCGCTGACAGCAGCGAGCCATATTCACGGCGCATCACACGCGAACCAACCGGCGTGACCAGAATGTCGCGCACGCTCTGCCTGATATGGTCGGCCTCAGAAATACTGAGCCCGGTGTGGCTGTTCATACCTAAATAACGCACCGTCATTTCGTCCCCTCCGTTCTGCTACCGCCGCGTTCTACTCCGCCGTGGTCGTGGTCATCCACCTGCACGCCGTTCGAGGTCAGTTTCCCGCCGCTGTGCTCGATATTTCCTTTCATCGTCCCGCCCTTCTGCACTTCGAGTGAGCCGGTGATGAGCTTGTTAGTGCACACCACTTCTGGGGTATCGAGCGTGATGCGGGTTTCAGCTTTGACCAGCACCACCGGCACAGTGGCGGTAAGGGAATCTGACGCGGTGACGTCAGCGGTTTTAATCCCGGACACGGTGAGCGCCCCGCTTTCAGGCTCGTACTCAATGACCGCGCCGTCAGGAAAGGCGATGTGAAGCGCATCCGGCGAGGCATCCGGCGCGGGATGGTCATCCGAGAAAATGGCGGGCAGCACAAACGCGGTGTCGAGTTCGCCACCGATGGCAAGAATCAGCACCTGCTCGCCAACGGAAGGAGCCCACCACACACGCGAGCGACCGGCGCGGGAGGTCAGCCAGTTAAGCCAGGTGGTTTGCATCCCGCCGGTCTGGACGCGACAGAGCCCAGCATCGTGATCGACGTCGGTCACGATGCCGGTACGGATAAGGTTGCGCATAGCGCGAGCGATATCCTGAAGTGAATTTAATGTGTTCATGGAGGTAGAATGCCGCCTGGTATGGTCAACGACAATTAAATGCAGTTTGAAGAGGCATGAAACAACACACTGATACTGTGCGAGATCAAAAAACTGTCGTTCCCTTGTTGTTCAACCTCTTACTTTTAAATAATTGAGATATTGAAAGTCATACAAGTGAACTATTCCATTGCAATCAGGAAATATTTAAAAAAATAAAACCAATTAACTCATGCTATAAGTTAAAAAATTTCCGATTGAACCATGAAGGAAACTAGGCAATAATAATAGCGTAGGTAAACCAAAAACTAAGCAATGATATATTAGCGGACGGTGATGTCGCCAACTCCGCTCTTTTCATTAAATTAAACCCAGCCCTCCAGAATAATTATTACAATAATAAATGCTTGAAAGTTAGAAAAATATGATCATGAAATTAAAATCGTGGTGCCGGGTGCCTCCCGGTGCTTCTTTGCCAGACCAAAGAAGCGCGAGCATATCGCAAAGGTGTCTGGTTCGACCCGCCGCATAGGGGGATTCACCACACCTAGAAAAATAGAAAACAGTCTCACGTGAGTCAAGTTTTTTTAGCAGACATGTGTTTTTTCATGATCCCATGATCACAATAAAGAAATGTTGTGTCAGCTATGCTTATACCAAACGAAAAAGCATGCTTTTGTCACATCAGCTTAGTTTATATTTCCAACATTAATTGACAATCATTATCTGACCTGCATGAAAACGCAAAAAAAAAGTCCATCAATAAATTGACAGACTTCTGAAATATCAGAAAAGGTGCTTACCAACCATTTACTTCAGATGAAGTAAATTTAGCATAGCACCACTTATGAGAAACGTACAAGTTTTTAGTATTCATTACCTATAGAACCAATAGAATGCTTACCATGCGTCTATGATAAAACACATGGAACCACTCAGTAAGGACCTGCTTAACCACACAAAACTGCTTCAACTCTATTTAAATCAATAACTCCAGCTTAAAATAGAGAATATATGAATACGTTCTCCATAACTCACTTCAGTTTTCTTAGAATCAACTGTTCAATGAGAAACTTTTCTTGCATATCGAACACGAGTAACTTGCGTTCTGGGTATTGCACATTTACTGCCACCAAACCTTGAATAGCCAATCGAAAAATAGTTAAAGATATTTTTCAATTGCCGTATTTAAAACGAACCACCACTATTAAATGCCACATTCCACATTTTGCTGACAGTAGCATTTTTCAATCTTCATTCTGTTTACCTATCGCATAATTCGAGATTCGACACTCATCCAACTAAATATATACTCTACTAACGGATAATTCCACGTGTTGAGTGCTGGAAAAACCATTCGAATAGTTCGCCAACAGGATGCTTATTTAACCTCTCTTTTAACATAACCTTCGCTTCATGTAACGATAGTGATTTATTGTAAAGTATATCGTAACAACCTTTTATTAAGCTCTGATCGCTCTGACCCGACCCGGTGAAATATCTGGATGTGGTGTCTCTTCCATTGGGTTCAGCATAGTTACCGCTAGCATAAACAAATGGGGGAATATCCTGAGTTACACCTGAGTGATGCCCAACATTTGCATATGCACCTAATACACAGAATTGATGGATTGCGCACATGAACCCGACCACAGCACCATCACCCAGTGCAACATGTCCTGCCAGGCCGCTGTTATCACCAATGTGCGTACTATTACCAATGATGCAGTCATGCCCAATGTGAACGTTATTCAGGAGGGTATTATCGTCACCTATTATAGTGTAATTATTATCTTGCGCCGTGCCTCGATGGATTGTTGCATTGTTACCAATATTGTTACGACTCCCTATAATTAGCCTGGTTGGCTCATTTTTATATTTTAGATCTTGATTCACTTCACCTATCGATGAAAACTGCCCAATCTGATTATCACACCCGATAACTGTAAATCCATTAATAACTGAATGGGACCCTATAATAGTTCCCTCACCAATAACAACATCCGCAGAAATAATACAAAATGGACCGATATTGACATGTGCCTCGATCACTGCGCCTGGTGCTATGATACTGCTACTCGGAACGCGTGCAGTAGAAGAGATCGTCATTTATATTTCCTGATAGCTAGAATGCTTATCGTCCAAAAAACGTTACGTTGGCTATCGTTCTGGAACAGCCACAAGGTAACGCTAACACTTTTATCAAGCTACAGAATACTCGTAATATCGTTACGTAGCGAATGTCTTGGCAGGAACAGTTTCTGCTATAACCTGGCTATTCAAGCGCTTTAAATACTATCATAATGAAATGCAAAATTCCCATCCGAAATTATTCAAAGGCTGAACTATCCCCAAGGTAATCAACTATCAGCTCCTCAATATATTTTTTATCAGCACGACTAAATCCCAGCAACTCACGCTGTGGATACTGAACATCCTGACTATTAGGGGTTGGCCTGTCTTTAAGTCCGTACTGATGGATCTGCACGATACGTTGCACCTTACCGGTAAACTGCACCACAGCAGTATCATTGCGGCCACGGGCTTTCATGTAGCGGCTGGTTCGCAGCTTCTGAAACATCGCCCTTTTAATACGCCCTTTTTTTGCCCTGATCGGCTGACGCTTTCGCGCCTGATACGGCGTGCCATCCGGGGCTTTTTGCAGTTTAATCCGTTGCTGTTGCGATTTTCGCAGCTCTTTCGCAATCGCAGCAGCAAGCTTTCGCCGCCCCGCCGGTGACAGCGCCCCAATCAGCCCGGCGAGCTTATCGTCAAAAGGCTTAAACTCATTCATCCCATTTGCTCACCAGTTCGCCATTGATATAGAGCTCGGTCGGGCGCGTGACCGGCTCGGGTAATGGCGGCTCAGGTGCATAGCTGACGTGCAGCGCGCCGTTCTCCTCCCTGACCAGCGTGCGCTCGGTAAGCTGCAGACTGATACTGAGATCAACGTTGTCACCGTCGTTTAAATCCATCTGGAAGCGGTAGCCCTTTTTGCGCCCCTCATCCGAGGTGCAAATATCCGGCTGATTCTCACGCAGCCACGCCGTCACCGGTACAAAAATCAAATCGGGGTCGCCGACAAAGTCACACACGATCACATTCAGGGTGTAAATCTTTTCGTGCGACAGCGAGGCCGCGAGGCGTGCATCGATATTCCCCTCGTCGGCAAAGATGCGCATCATTTCGGGATTTGTTTCTAACTGCGGCACGGCATCAGTGAGTGCCTTGCGCAGACTTTTCATTTTCTGCATCGATTTTGTCCTGACAGTCTTTAGTGGTCTCGACCTTGAGCGCGCAGGCGGCGAGCGCATTCTCAAGCCTGCGGATATCGGCACTCAAATCGCCGTTAATCGTGGGCTCGCTTCCCGGCATCGGGCAAAGGCTCACTTTCGGGCAGTTGTTGTAAACAATGACCGGCGGAGGCGCAGGCCTTTCGGGTGTGCAACCGGCGCACAGCATCAGGCAAATCAGCGCGATACCAGCGGCGTAAATCTTCGTTTTCATTGAGTAACCTCGTGATAGTTTGTTCGCGCCTTACCGCCTGCTCACCGGCGGCAGTCAGTTCATCAGCGAGCCTGACCTGACCGGCCTCATTCGCCCTGGCGATACGTTGCGACACGGCAAGCTGATTTTTCAGCATCCCGATAGTCGTCTTTTGTTCGGTGGCGACTTTATTCGCCCTGTCGAATGAGCGCCGTAAATTGCCGTTCTCATGACGCAGCCAGAGCACCGACGCCAGCACCAGACCGGCGGCAAGCAATATCACAATGATTCTGGACACAGGCCAGCCTCCTTAATGCGCCGACGGTACGAACAACGAACCATGTTAAACAGGATCAGCCAAAGTAAGTACGTGAATGCGATAAACACCTTGCCCCCGGTAAGCAGGCATAAAACCGTACCAGCAGAAAGAATCAGAGACCAAAATCGACGCCATAGTGGGCGGGGCTTTCCGATAAGAGACCTAAAAATAGCCATGTGTTTTGGCGTTCGGTAAGGGTCAGACTGACTCGCAAACCAGTCCTCATAGCTGACAGCAGCCAGCACACTTCCTCCGATACAAACCAAACAGCCAAATAACGCCCAGACGGCAATAAAATTAACGGCCACACCGTCGGGATTGTTCAAACCCAGCACAAGTAGAACGGCAATCACGACATTAAAAATCAGAGAAGATAACAACGCTTTCATTGAGGTACTCCTTTCATGCAGTAAGCCCATTCCCGCGCACGGCGGTTTTCCAGTCCTTGATTTTTGACGCCATTCACAAACACCCAGCGGGTAAG